GAGGATTGAGACTTTATTCTGATATATCTCAGCACTTTTTGTTTGAGAGGGAGATCAAGACACTAGGTGGTAGGAAGATTTCAGTTCACGTTGCTGATAAGGTGACCGAAAATGGAGTTGACTGCTGCCGTAAGTTGTGTTTATTTTCTGAGGCGAGAGTGGGTAGAACTCCACTGGTGACTTCAACCAGGTCATATCCTAATTGGCTTGGTTACAATGCCACCACAGTTAAAGGCTATTGTGGCGCTCCTGTGATGATTACAGATGGGCGCTATTTTGCTTGCCGTATTGTAGCGGGATTACATGTCGCAGGGGCTCCTCATTATGATATGGGTTACGCAACATTTTGCTCTCAAGAGAAGGTTAAAGAGGCTTTGGCTCACTTTAAGTTTTCTGAGGTCAAAGAGGCAACTCATGTTGAGAGCTTGTGGCCCAGTGAAATTCACGTACAGAGTATTGAGGAAGTGGAGTTTACTTCCGATGGCACTTTGGGCACTGCAGTCCCACTGTATTCTTTAAGCGATGGGCCAAGTGCTCCTGTCCAATCCAAGTTGGTTAAGACTGGTTTTGGTGAGCAGGACTTTTTCAGAGAGGAGATAAAGGTCATGAATGAAGGTCGTGACCCTGTGGAGCTTGTCAGAATGAAGCTTGGGCGTTACGTTGGGGAAGACGGTGATACTGTTTACCCAATGCAACAAGCGATTTCTCCTTATGTTGGAGATGTATTCTTGCCTGCGGAGAAGTCCTTTGTTAAAGGACTTTACGCGGGGCTTAAGCCTTTTGCTGAGGCGACTGCTAATTATAGTTCACACACTTTGAGCTTTGAAGACGCAGTTTCCGGGTCCAATGTGCTTGGGCTGAAGTCGCTTACCAGATCCACTTCAGTTGGTTTTCCATTGTGCATGGTTGCCAAAGACAAGAAATATTTCTTTGGTGATGGAGATGAGTTTAATTTCACTACTTCCGAGGCGCTGCAGCTTAAAGATGACGTCTCCGTTCTTCAAGGGCTATTGAAGTCTGGTATGAGGCCCCAGTTTGTTTGTAGGGACTTTTTGAAGGACGAGACAAGGAAAAAGGGTAAGAATGCCAGGCTTATTGCAGGCACTGACATACGCTATTACATATTGTGCCGAATGTACTTCGGTGCTTATGTTGGAGCAGTGTGTAGGTCCCACCAGCAGTCTGGGATGTGTCTTGGCATGAATCCTTATTCTGAGTGGGGCGTCTTGCGG